GAATGCGCTTGCCCCGGCAGCCGCCGAGCTGGCGCTTTCTTATATTTGGCTTGATCAAGTGCTGAATTTGGTTTATGCGGATACGGCTGAAGGTGAATATTTGGACAGAAGGGCGGCTGAGGCCGGTATTGAGCGCTATCGGGCGTCAAAAGCCATATGGTCTGCGGCATTTACGGATGGAGTATCGGTTCCCTCCGGAACCCGTTTCTTTCTGGAAGACTTATATTTTACCATGCTCGAAGACGGGAAGCTGGAATGTGAAACGGCCGGAACAAAAGGAAACGCCAATTTCTCGGGGCGGCCTTTGCTTCCGCTCGATACTATTCCCGGGCTTGAAAAAGCGGTTATGGGAAGCCTTGAAATTCCCGGCAGCGACGAGGAGACGGATGAATCCCTGTATGAAAGGTATTTGATCCGTGTCCGTAGGGAAGCGGTCAGCGCGAATCAGCTGCATTACAAGCAATGGGCCGAAGAGGTGGACGGCGTAGGCAAAGCGAAGGTCTTTCCGCTGTGGGATGGCGAGGGAACCGTAAAGGTTGTCATTACAAACGCGAAAATGGAGCCAGCCTCAGACGCATTAATCGAAAGAGTCAAGCAGTATATCGATCCCGATCCAGGCAAAGGAGAAGGCATGGCACCGATCGGAGCTTATACCGCGGTTGAAAGCGCGGTATGGAAAGACGTGAGCATATCTGCAAAAGTCATTCCTGCATCAGGCCGGACGATCGATGAGGCCAAACAGGAAATTGAAGAAAAAATCACAGAATTGTTTAAAGAAATGGCCTTTAAAGAAAGCGTCATCCGTCTCTCGCAGATCAACAACATGATCTATGAATCGTCCTCTGTCAGTGACTATTCGGAAGTCTACATCAACGGGGAAGCGAAAAATCTGCAGTTGACAGAAACGGAAATTCCAAAGCTGGGGCAGGTGACCATCATTGAGCAAGATTGATGAAATGGCTTTTCATCTGCCTCCATACTTGACGGAAATCCGGGAGATCCAAGAAATTATCACGGCCGAAGCGCCCGAATTTGAGAAGCAAAATCAAGAGATTTTCGATATGACGGACCAGCTTTTCGTCACAACGGCGACATGGGGGCTGGACAGGTGGGAAAAAATTTTGAATGTCAGACGCGAGGCTTCAGACGGCGTCGATATTCGAAGGGCCCGTCTGTTAACCAAGATGTCCAATATTCCGCCGATTACAAGCCGCTCGATCGAGCGCGCGGTCAATGCTTTTTTAAAACAGCCGTCCGCCTCCGTCAGGCTGACGGCCGGACGGTATCATTTTTTGCTGAGCGTAAACGGGGAGGATCTGCAGTTTATACCTTCGATCATTCAAACTGTCAATCATATGAAGCCCGCCCATTTGGCTTATACATTCCGGGGCGGGTTTCATTATGAATGTCGGCCGCCGAAAAGCGTTCATAACAGGCTCGTTTTAAGAAGCAAAAACGGCTTTTTCGGTACGATACCGGTCTATTTGGACGGACAGTATCTGCTTGATGATGCATTCTACTTGAACGGTTTTCGAGAAATCGACGGTCTGCCCCGCAGGTTTAAACAGCAGCTCACACTGCGCCACAAGAAGCGGCAAAACATTCGGTCCGCCTCCAGCTTTACGATCAAGACGGCCGCTGAAAACCGGCGGAAACAGCAAACAAAAGCAGGCATGAAAACCGGCATTACCAATCAAAACAAAAAGGTCCAATCCTTCAAAATCAGCTGCAAATGCGAGCATGAATTTAAGCAAGCAGGCGCGCTTGAAATGAGGGAGAAGTGGTGGACGCTAAACGGCGCATTTTTGCTCGACGGTACAAAGCAGCTGGCAGCAGCGGCGCAAAAAATCGCATTGTAAAGGAGAAATCAAAATGGCACAACAATTAACAGTGACAACGCTTTATGCAAGACAGCAAATGGCAAAAGCACGAGCTGAGGGCGGCAAGCTCACCAAAATCACAAAAATGGCTTTCGGAAACGGAGGTACAAACGACAAAGGCGAACCCGTTGCTTTACAGGGCAACGAACAGGCGCTGAAAAACGAACTCCTGCAAAAGGATATCGATGGCTTTGTCTTCATGGAACCGGCGAAAGTCCGCTATACATGTACATTGGGAGAAAGCGAACTGGCAGGGGAAACGATCAACGAGCTAGCCCTTGTTGATGAAGCCGGAAAATTTACAGCGGTCAGAACGATGACAGACAAGCAAAAAGACGGCGACATCGAGTTCGTCTTTGAAATCGACGACATTTATTAAAGGAGCTGAAAAAAGGTGGACATCCAAAAACCGAGACGCTTTGAAACCACAGACCGCGCCCATGCCGACTTGTTTAACGAAGCGATAGATCAGCTGAATGTGAACGATGAACGGATTGCAAAGCGGGCTGAGGAAGCTGAAGAAAAGGCTAAAACGTATACTGATGCGCATGCCAGCGACCATTCGATTCACATCACTGACAAAGAACGGGAAAAATGGAGCGCAGGGCAGTTATATAAATTAACTGAAAATAACGGAAAAGTCTTTTACAGAGGCAGTTCAGAAACAACAGATTTTAACACTTTGACAGAGACAGGCATGTATCTCATCTATAATGAAGGAATCAACTCACCACCTTCATCAAATCGGATATTTTTGCTTGTCATGAGCTTCGGCAATACTTTAGTTCAGGTTGCTTATGAATCGTACGAAGGGAAACAGTCGTATTTTAGATTTAGAAAATCCGATTCAACAACCTGGACGCCATGGCAGACCCAGGAAACGACTAATGGTGCGCAAGCCAAGGTTGATGCTCATGAACGAAATACAAATCTCCATTTGAATGAAGATGAACGGGAAAAATGGAACAATGCACAGTTATATAAAATTACCGATAGTAATGGAACGCGCACAAAACTGCCGGATGGAACAGATTTATTAACGCTGCCGACAGGTTTTTATTATGCTATGGGCCATGTTGTTCAAAACAACCCTGTAGAAAACGACGACTCCTGGTTCAATTACGATGTAATTGAAACTGGTGCCGGAAGAAAGACCATCCATGCGTGGAGGAGCTATGATAATACTTTATGGCATGGAACCGTTCATACAGACGGTCTGTTCCGAGGGTGGAAGAGAGTAGTGACAGATGATGATTCAAACGTTGTTTGGCAAACCCCAACTTTGACAAATGGGTGGAAACAGTATGGGTCGCACAAAGTCCGGTTTTGTAAAAATGTTCTTGGTGAAGTAGAAATCATCGGTTCAATAACGGGCGGGACGATTGGTTTTGATGTTCCTGCGTTTACGCTGCCTGAGGGGTTCCGCCCAATTCAAATGATGCACTTTGTCGGGGTCGCGTCAAGTGTAGGTACGGGTTCAACACCGCAATATCACCGGACACTGATCGATACTGACGGAAGGGTATGCATTCAATCCAGTTCAAATACCGTAAATCCAAACGAGTTTATTACTTTCGGTTTTAAGTTCAGGGCTGTATAGCAAAATGAATAGATTACTTCTTCACAGAGGGAGGTTAATATAAATTGGATATCCAAAAACCGAGATCTTTCAGAACAACGGACAAAGCCCATGCCGATTTGTTTAATCAGGTTATTGACCAGCTGAATACAAATGATGAGTCGATTGCGCAGTTTGCCGCCGAAGCTGAACAACGTTCAACTGCCTATACAGATAAACACATTTCGAAAAAAGATAACCCGCATGGTGTAACAAAATCCCAGGTCGGTCTGGGGGAAGTGATCAATAAAAGGCAGGCCACAAAAGATGAGTTTGATTTGCATCATAAGGATCAAACACGGCATGTTACTGAAGATGAAAGAAATAAATGGAACGGAAGTCAGCTTTTTAATATTACCGGGGACAATGGACAGGCAAAGGTATATATAAGCGCTGTAGATGACTTTCAAACGGTTCTCCCTCAGTATACCGGACTGATACATTTTACGGCAGCTTCAGGAGCTTTAAACGGACCAGGTGCGGCCGTTCGAGGGATTTGGACTTGTAACGCTTTAGGTAACTATGGTCAAGCGATCGCGTTTGACAATGCAAATAGAACCTATCGGAAAACAATATCCGGGGGCAACTGGACTGATTGGACAGAATTAATTTCCGTGGAGAGTCTTGAGGCAAAGCTGACGAACCTAACTTGGCACTTTCCAACGCTTTTAAATGAATGGGTTAACTATGCTGATAGCACTAAAGTCCGTTATACGAAAGATGCCACAGGTACGGTATTTGTTGAAGGGGCAATTGCAAAAGGAAAAATTGGTTTTAATATTCCTGCATTTGTGTTGCCGAAAGGTTATCGGCCGTCACGCGCCTTTCAGTTTGTAGGTGTAGCATCTCAACTGGGCATGTCCAATACTCCGCAGTATCATCGCTTACAAGTGAGTGTTGATGGTCATGTCGTGATCGAAAACTGCTCGAATACGGTAAATCCAAATGAGTATATCAGTTTTGGATTTAGTTTTAAAGCATCATAGATTTTTAAAAAATGATTTGAACAATATGAAAGAGGGAATTAAAATGCCGGAAGCGCCAGAACTGGATATATTCCAAAAAGAAGTTCAGGAAATGAAAGCTGATCAAAAATCACTCGAACAGCGCGTCAGTACACTCGAAAGAACATCAGACCGCCACGATCAGCAAATCATCTCGATTAACGAAAAGCTGAACAAAATCGAAGAGAATACAACTTGGATTAAGCGCAGCATCACAGGCGCGATTATTACAGCGGTCAGCACCGGCATCATCGGCGGCGCGATCGCTGTTTTTTATAATTTATTGCAAAAATAAGGAGGACATCATCATGAAACATATGGACAAAGGCACGGTCGTCAGGACGGTGCTTCTTTTTATTGCGCTGGTCAATCAGACGTTGATCATGTTTGGAAAGCCGGTTTTGCCGGTCACAGAAGATCAGATTCATACATTGGCGGATGCCCTCTATTCAGCCGGGTCTGCGGCTTTTACGATCGCTGCATCGCTGATTGCCTGGTATAAGAACAACTATGTGACAAGCAAAGGGAAAATGCAAAAAGAAGTTTTACAGAAAAAAGGTTTAACGAAATGAAGCTGCTTTTCAGGCGGCTTCCTGAATTGCATTTGAAAAGGAATGATGAAGTTTGGTCAAAGTAATCAAGAACTTTGTAAAAATCAATCAATACACCCGTCCCGGGCTGAAGCTTGCGGCAGTCAAAGGAATTGTCATGCATTGGACGGCGACGCCCGGGGCTTCGGCTTTGAATGAGCGCAATTATTTCAATGGCACCTGCATTGCTGACAAGCGTTATGCATCGGCTCACTATTTTGTCGACCGTCATGAGGCGCGGCATATTATTCCCGATCATGAAGTCGCTTATCATGCGCA